TTTCTCGCTGCTGGATTACGCGGCCTGTGTCCAAGAACTATCCATCGACTTAGGTAACAACATAGTCTACCGTGAACTTATCGGCTGCAATAAAGAAGTGCGTATCGTAGATCGTGTCGTTTCAGGTACAGCCACGATCGAGGCACCTACAATCGCAACAAAAGACTACTTTACCGCTGCACTAAGCGACGGTACCCTAAGCAAGCTACAGTTTATTCACGGTAATGCTGTTGGCAATCTTGTAGGGTTCGCTGCGTCCGGTATTGACATAGGCAGTACGTCCTACGCAGAGACAGACAGTATTTTGATGCTGAACTTACCATTTACATGCGTTCCTACTGCGGCAGCTTCGGCAGAAACAGATTCCCTACTGCTTGACGACTCCCCCTTTAACGATTTTTACATCTTGGGTTACGGCGAGGCATCCAGCTCTGGGGTGGGAGCTGAGTGCTGCCTCACCTTCGCGTAACCCCGCCACCGCTTACGCGAAAAGCACCTACACTAAGCCGGTACATCCAGTAACTCATCCGAACAGCTTATGGCGTTCGTTCGCAAGAAGGTCAAGACCTTCAAGTGGCCTGTAACCATCGAAGAACCCGCTGACGGCGGCACGTTCGACTCCAGCACCTTCGACATCACCTTCAAGCGCCTGGGCCGTAAGGAGTTCGGCAAGCTCAGCGAGAAGGGCGATCTGCCTCTGCTCAAAGCCGTCGTGCTCGGCTGGAACGGCATCAGCGACGAAGACGGCACTGACCTCCCCTTTTCCATCGAAGCGCTCACCGACTTCGCCGACGACCCCTACTGGGTGCGCGGTGTCCTGAAGGCTTACACCGAGACCTTCGACGGCGCTAAGTCGGGAAACTGAAGGGTGCGGCGGAGTTCTGGGTAAGCGGAAGCACTAAGCGCGAAGAGGATAAGACCGAAGCCGACGCTAAGGTGTTCGGCTTAGTCTTGCCCGTAGACGCGCAACCAGAACCCGCCGCCCCTTACGAGGTCTGGGACGAGAACTGGGACATCGTAATGATGTTCCTAAGAATGCAGACGCAGTGGAACACCACCATGGCGGGCTACCTCGGTTTGAAATACGAGGTGCTGCTGATGCCTGGCGGCCTGATGGACCTATACTGCGTGGACGACCGCCTCGACATGCTGGAGGGCCTGCAGATCATGGAAACTGCCGCTCTCAGCGCGTTGGCTAAGGGGGAGGATAAGCAGGATGGCTAAGCAGATTGAAGATATTATTGTACGTTTAGGCTTAGAAAAGTTTGAAGGCTTAGATAAGATCCGCAGCTCGTTTCGTGACTTAAGCAAAGTCACAAAGATGTCCGAGCAGGACATCATAGGTGTCCGCGATAGTCTATTTGAATTTGCTAAGACAGCCGGTAATAGTGAAGCAGTAACCAAAGGTCTTGTATCAGCACTACAAGGCTTACGGTCTCAGGCCGACTTTTGCGGCGATGCGTATAGAAGCCTAGCCGACGACATTCGACGTGTAGGCGAAGTACAACGAGGTGCTACGGACACGCTTATGGCACAACGCAATGCGTTGGTAGCCACGTTCAGCGAAACCACACGTAACGTCCGCGCCCTTGAAGAACACCGGGCTGCCCTGGTACGCATTCAGGAGCAGACCCGCGCTAATTCCAGAGCTTACGACACGCTAAGCAGCGATATTGCTCAGATCGCAGAGCGCATAACAGCAGTAACCACCGTAGCAAGGGAGCTTAACGTAGCGCTTAGTAGAGCTTTCCCGGCCACAGCAGCAGGAGTACGAGCGACACTTACGTCGATAAACGCGGGTATCGAGCTGCAGCGACAAGTAATCAACGAGATTGATCTGCGCAGCGGTAGGGAGCGCAGACTAGCTACCACCATAGAAGAACGCGCCACCGCAGAACAACGTCTTAATAGGGCACTCACCGCACAGCGGCAACTTACATTCGGTGAAAGCGTCCGCAGCGGACGCGAAGCTGTGCGCACAGCTGCTGCCGCATTTAACGAAACCACCTTAACCACAGGCTTTTATTCCGCAGAGCGCATCGGGCAGCGGATGGGCGATCTGCCCAACACTACCGCAGGTCTTAATCAAGAACTGGCGGAATTGAGCGAGCGCCTTGTAAATACCACACGCGGCAGTTCCACATACGTGGACGTGGCTCTGCGTATGGCCGAAATACAGAGGCAGTTGCGGACGGACATATTAGGTACTGCTGACGCCTTTAGACAGCTCAACATCGCAGAAAGTGGCGTACGCCGTAGAGAAGGCAAATTAGCCGGTATTCAAGAGTATTACGCAACTCAGGGACCATTAGCGCCTGGCGTTGGAGGTTACCGAGATCCCAACACAGGAGCCATGATTGCCGCTGGTGCGTACACACCGGGGCGAATCCGTGTAGACGAAGCCGCGTACGCCCGCCCCATAGGCCCGCAGCCATTCCCGGAAGCAGCTACGCAGGCGCTGCAGTCCGTTGAATCTGCACAACGATCTGTAACGGACATTTATGAGAGGGCATTCATACAGCGCACTGAATTACAAGCTAAATACAATCAAATCTATATTGACAAGGCTCTTGAAGGGCTTGAGTTAGAAGGCCAACTACGTAAGAAAGAGTTTGATACTCAGCTTGCCGACTTTGACAGGCGTATGGGCATCGCGGATAAGCGCCGAGGTCGCCGCCTAAGCGGGATGCAGCTCGCCCAGGGCGTCGGCGCGGCGCTTAGCGGCGGCATCTTCGGCGGCCCCGAGGGCCTGCTTGGCGGCCTCGGCGGCTTGGCCGTGGGCGGCGTGGGCGGCGCCTTCGCTGGCGCGGCCGCTGGTGCGCAGGTCGGCATGTTCCGCCAGCAGCTCGGTGACGTCACCGACTACTCGGCCCGCATCGACAAGTTGCAGATCGCTCTGCGGGGCATTCTTGGCTCCCAGGACGCTTACACCCGCGCTTTGGCAGCTGCTGACTCCGCGACCCGCGATCTCAATATCCCCCAGGAGATTGCGATCCGAAGCATGACCCAACTGAGTGCCGCTGTGACCGGCGCCGGTGGAACGGTTACCGACTCGGCCTTCGCGTTCCGTGCAGTAAGCGAGGCAGTGAAAGCCACTGGTGGCAACGCCGAGCAGGCCGATGGCGCCCTCCTCGCACTCACGCAGGTCTTCTCCAAGGGCAAGGTCAGCGCCGAAGAACTTAACCAAATCGCTGAGCGTCTACCCGGCACATTTGTCCTATTCGCCAAGGCGGCCGGCATGACCGGCCCTCAACTACAGAAGGCGCTCCAGGAGGGCCAAGTAGGTCTGAACGACCTAATGAAGTTCCTGCAGCTAATCAGCACTGAGTACGGACAAACGGCACTCAAGATCGCCAAGTCCAGCCAAGAAGCCGGCGCTCGTTTGACAGTTGCAATGCAAAACATGCAACTAGAGGTAGGACGCGCTCTGCAACCTCTGGGTGCCGATCTGCAAAACGCATTTGCCGTATTTATAACCGACATTACACCTGCCGTAGTCGCTGCTGCACAAGGGTTTGTGGGCGTGGCTAAGGCAATCGGTGCTGCCGGTGATGCGTTCATGGATTTCACAGCACCTGTACGGGATTTCTTCGCCACGGGAATGCCTGCATACCTACAGGTTGCTAAAGCGTTTTGGGATAGTATCGCCAACGATGTCTCTGCGTTCTGGACTCGTATTGGCAGTTTCTTCACAGGATTGCAAACAATAAGCTCTACAGCGTTAAAGGCTATCGGCATAGACGTGGGAGGGCTAGGAGATACCATGCAGATAGTGGCCACTAATGTAGGTAAGTTCTGGTCTAGCATTTTTGACTTCATCAAAGGCCGCTGGCGCGAAACCGTCAGCAACATGATCAACTACAGCAATCCTTTGCTGGCGGGCCTCAAACTGCTTGGAATTGCAGATGTAGGCCAGGCTGTAACAAAGGGTATAGCGGCGGGTGCTACCGCAATGTCACCTATATTTAAGCTTCCGCAGGCGCAACAGAGCACTGCAGAAAGCCCGTCCGTATTCCCCTCCCCTGCCACAGACGAGGAAAAGAAGAAAAAAGCAGCCAAGGACAAAGCCGACAGAGAGCGCCAAGCCGCGGCCGCCGAACAGCAGCGCCTGGCCAACACCCTGCTCGACCAGCAGCTGCGTGCAGCCGACAGGGTATTCCAGCACCAAATCGAGCTGGACCGCCAACGCTACGAGCTGCAGAAACGCCTCGACGACGCCCAGGCACAGAACCGCATCTTACGCGAAACTGGTGCAGCACGCGGCATCGTAAGCAACTTTGAGGATCTGCAGCGCAGCCTCCGCGAAATCGAGGAGCGCCGTGTCCGTGCAGCTCAAGACGTGCGCCTGGCTAAGCAGACGCAACAAAGCGCTGCAGTACGTGCCACCTTTGACGCCCAAGGTGCAGCGGCACTACGCGCCGGTGGTACGGGCATAAGTGCTACTGCCATCGCAAAAGCAACTGCTGAGGCAGCAAAATTCACAGGTATTGCAAACCAATGCTCTGAGTCTGTTAAGAGCTTCTATAAGTCTTTAGGTATAACTTTGCCCGGTGTAACCGCATGGGCAGACACAGTACGCAATGCAGGTACAGTCATGCGGGACTGGAGTAAACTGCGTCCCGGTGATATTGTTGCTACTGGGCGTCCCGGTGATACTCCGCATGTAGGCGTATATACAGGCGGAAATAATGTATTCCACCAGTCTCGTAAGCGCGGTCTTACCGCTGGTAACTACCCCGATTTGGATTACTTCAAATCAGGGTATTTCGTGCGTCCCACACAATCTGCCGGAACCGCGCGGATGCCCACAGGCGCCGCAGCCCAGCAGAATCGTGCAATCAGAGCGAGCGGTGGTGCGGTCATCGAGGGCCTCGACGTAACGCAGGCCGAAGCTCAGCAACAACTTATCGAAGCCAACGTATCTAAGGAACGCGCTGCGCTATTTGAACAATTCACGCTCAAGGCCACAGATGCCCTTAGGCAACAAAACGCGACAATGCGCGACAGTAACGAACTGCAGACTCTGCGTAATCGCCTTACCCTGGAAGGTGTGCGCCCTGAGTTTATAGACCTAGAAGAGCGTCTACTCGGACTTCGTAAAGAGCAAAGCCAGGAACAAACAACATATAATCAGCTTGTTGCAGACAACCCCGATAGAAAAGACGAACTTCAACGCGCTCTAGCTGCGCAGAACGAACAGTACGCCGAGCGTGCGCGGCTTCTGCGAGAAAATGCAGAAGCTGCAGACGCCTTCAACACAGCGATGCGCACTCGCCAAGACGAGCGCATCGGCCTCGGCTTACGCGAAGGCGCCGAAGCTTACGTCCAGTCGATCGGCACCATGCGCGAGGCCACGGCCCAGCTCGCCCAGACCGGCATCAAGGGCGTCGAGGACGCCATCTTCAGCCTAACCACGACGGGTAAGGCGAATTTCCAAGAGTTCGCCAAGAGTGTGCTGGAAAGTACATCGCGTATGATCATTCAGCAGCTAATTCTGCGCAGCGTTATGCAGATCATTGGCGCT